CAATAGATACTGCTGTTACCAATAATACAGTAACAATATCTGTTAAAGATGCCACAACAACAGTAAAAGGTGTTGCTTCTTTTAGTACAACAAATTTCGCCGTAACATCTGGAGCAGTTTCTATCAAGACAGGTGGTGTTCCTAATACAGCGTTAGTCAATAGTTCTTTAACTATTGGTACTACCTCTATAAGTCTAGGAGCAAGCAGTACCACTCTTGCTGGATTAACAAGTGTAACAAGTACTGGATTTACTGGAGCATTAACTGGTAATGCGTCAACCGCTACAACATTACAAACTGCTAGATCAATCGCAATCAGTGGACCTATTACAGGAACAGCAACAAACTTTAATGGATCAGCAAATATTACTATTCCTGTAACTGCTTTAGATGTTAGTCACGCTAACGTAACAGGAACATTGCCAGTTCTTAGAGGAGGTACAGGAGTAACAACGAGTACCGGTACAGGTAGTGTTGTTCTCAGTGACAGTCCCGCTCTTACTGGTGTTCCCACAGTGCCTACCGCGGCACCAGGAACTAATACAACCCAAATTGCGTCAACTGCTTTCGTTAAAACAGAAGTTGATAATGCTAGGGTCGGTATTGATGCTAAAGAATCGGTTGTCGCGGCAACAACTGGCAACATAACATTAAGCAACACGCAAACAGTTGATGGTGTCGCATTAGCTGTTGGTAATCGTGTATTAGTTAAGAATCAATCAACAGCTTCACAGAATGGTATTTACATTGTTAGTAGTGGTGCTTGGACAAGATCAAGCGATGCTGTTACTGGAACATTAACATCTGGCGCTTATACGTTCGTTGAATCTGGTACAACTAATGCTGATAGTGGTTGGGTTCTTTCTACCTCTGGAGATATTACTGTAGGAGTTACTGCTCTGACGTTTGTTCAATTCACAGGCGCAGGGCAAATTACTGCTGGTAACGGTTTAATTAAAACTGGTAATACATTAGAAGTTGGTGCTGGTACTGGCATTACTGTTGGTGCTACCACTGTTGGATTAACTGGTCAAGCTCTTGCTCTCCACAACTTAACAACAAGTGGTATTATTTGTCGAACAGACACCGGTGCCGTTTCTGGTAGAACATTAACAGGAACGACTAACAGAATAACGATTACTAATGGTAACGGAGTAAGTGGTAACCCAACTGTTGATATTCACACTTCTTATGTTGGCCAAACAAGTATTACCACATTAGGTACAATCGCAACTGGTACTTGGAACGGATCAGGAATAACCGTGCCGTTCGGTGGCACAGGATTGTCTTCTGTTGCCTCAAGAGCTATTGTTTTTGGTAACGGTGCTGCCGCATTAGGAGTAACGGGTGTATCCTCTATTGATGGATCATTCTTACGTGAAGATGCCACTGGCAATCCATACTGGTCCAATATTATTGATGGCGGAACTTATTAATTTTTAGCGTGAAATTCCTATCTATATAGACATAAAAGGAGCCTTATGGCAAATGAAATTAGAGTAAAAAGAAGTGCTGTTCCAGGTAAAGTTCCATTAACAACTGATTTGGATCTTGGTGAATTAGCATTAAACACGTTTGATGGAAAACTATACACTAAGAAGAATGATGGCACAGAGTCTATTGTCCATCTAAATGATCACAATAAATTAGTTGGATTAAACGGCGGTACTGAAGGTGAGTATTTCCATTTAACGGATCCGCAACATACGTCACTTATGACCATTCTTGGTGGCACGATTAATGCCAGTCAATTAAATGGTCAATCTGGATCCTATTATCTTAATTATAATAATTTTAGTAATACCCCAACAATAGGTAATGCTACAATCACAATATCCGCTGGTGATGGATTGGGCACTGGCGGTTCATTTACCACAAATCAAGTTGGTAACTCAACTATCACGATTAATAATACGGATCGTGGATCAGCACAAAACATATTCAAGAATGTGGCCGTTTCTGGTCAGACTTCATTGGCAGCCAGTACGAATACCGATACACTGACTCTTGTGGCTGGATCAAATGTGTCTTTGACCACAAATGCTGGTGCGAAAAGTGTTACTATTAATTCTTCTTATGTTAACACAACTTATTCAGCGGGTTCTGGTATCAGTCTTTCTGGTACTACTTTCTCTGTCGCAGGCGGCAATGGATTAATCCAAGATGCTTCCGGACTGTCATTAGGTACACCCTCGGCACTAACAGAGGCCACATCTAATGCCGTCACAACAACTACTCACACTCATTCTGTTAATTTAGATAATAGACATTTACGATATGTGGACCTTACTTGCGAAACAGCAATAGGTACGGCGGCAAAAACTACTGTTGAAACTGTTACGTTTGAAGATGGGGTAATTTATAACGTACTGTTTACAGCAGGCACATCTGTTTCTTCGCCTACGTTGAATGGGGTCAATATCAGATTGGGAACAACCAATACTGATACGACAACCCTTTCAACAGCGGCGTCTCCTGTTGTTGTTCCCATGCGATACCACGCGGCAACAGATAAATTACAGCTATTAGGATCCCATAGAACAAGTGATAACAACGAATCATATACTGTTCGTTGGAATTCTACTCAGCAAGTGGGTGAAGAAGTAACCCAATATAAATTCTGTATGAAGGGGTTAGATGGTAAATTTTATCCATTAAGTATAGGTAATACGACGGCGAATACAAAAACTCCCTCAAATGTTCAATTTTTATTAAATTCACCAATTTTGGCGTATCACACAACATCAACACTTGCTGCTAATGGAACTAATGCGTCTTCTTGGCACGAAGGTATTGGGTCAACAACTATTCATTGGACCTTAAATCAGTCAACTGGGTTTGAAGCATATAAACCAGTTTATTTAAAAGGCACAGTTAATTCAAACGGCACATTTACTCTTGATAACACAACCCTAACAAGTTGGTTTACCCAAAATTTACCTAGTACGGAAGATGGTTTTATCTATATTCGCTTTGTGGATATGGTCAATACTACGACTAGTTTTAGATTACCGGTAACACATCCAATTTATGAATATAAAAATGGTGGAGTCAGGCAGTATACTCCTTCACAAACAGCGATAGAAGTTGGTGCGGCGCCTGAAAGTCATACTCACGGCAATATAACAAATACTGGGGCGATAGGAGTAACGGCTAACTTACCTCTTATTACAACGACTTCTGGAGTAGTAACAACTGGTACTTTTGGCTCTGCTGCCAATACGTTCTGCCAAGGTAACGATAGTCGCTTATCTGACGCAAGAACTCCAACAGCTCATACACTAAATTCACATACTTCCTCTACATTAGCACAATTGAATGCGATTGTTTCTGACGCTACTCTTGTGTCTTCAACAGGAACAAACGCTTCTGGTTCTTGGGGTATTTCAATCACAGGGTCATCCGCTTCAACAACAGGTAATGCTGGTACTGCTACAACTTTAGCAACAGCTAGGACATTAACAATCGGATCAACTGGTAAAACGTTTAATGGATCCGCGAATGTTAGTTGGTCACTAGCAGAAATAGGTGCTTATGCCGCCACGAATCCTTCTGGGTTTACTTCTAACACAGGTACAGTAACTTCGGTTGCTGCTGCTGCTGGAACAGGTATTTCCGTAACTGGGTCGCCAATCACGACTTCCGGTACTTTAACGATTACTAATACAGCTCCGAACGTAACAACTAATATTACAACCACACACAACGCTTCAACTGTTGTTGTAAATAGTTCAGATGGGACCAACGGAACTATCAATGCTGCTACGCAATCTTTAGCTGGGGTATTAACTTCTGCTGATAAAACAAAGTTAGATGGTATCGCAACTGGAGCAACAGCTAATACAGGGACTGTAACATCTGTAGCAGTTTCTGGCGGCGCAGGCATCTCGGTTTCTGGTTCTCCCATCACAGGATCAGGCACCATTACAGTAACGAACTCTGCCCCACACGTAGCTACAGACCTTGGCATTACTACGGGTACTACGGCTGGTCCTATTGTTACATCGTCAACTGGTACTAACGCAACATTGCCTACTGCTACTGCTTCTGCTTCTGGTGTTGTTACTACTGCTGCTCAGACTTGGGCAGGGGCGAAGACGTTTAACTCGACTGTACAGACAACATCGTTTGGCGTAGGTACCGCCCCCTCTGGAACAACTGGCGAAATTAGAGCAACCAACAACATCACCGCTTATTACTCTGATAAGAGATTGAAGAATTTCTCTGGAAAGATTGAAAACGCCCTTGATAAAGTATCGCAACTAAATGGGTATTACTTCACAGAGAACGAAAAAGCAGAAGAGTTTGGCTACAACAACAAGAAACAGCAAGTGGGTCTTTCTGCTCAAGAAGTAGAAATGGTGTTGCCTGAAATAGTAATGGCTGCGCCTTTTGATATTGGATTAGATGAAAATGGTAATGAAATTTCTAAGTCAGGCGATAACTATAAAACCATTTACTATGATAAACTTGTTCCTCTTCTTGTTGAAGCCATTAAAGAACAACAAACAATAATTGAAGATCAAAACGAAAGACTAAATAGATTAGAACAGATCATAGAAAACCAACTCCTTAATCAAAGATAGAGATATGACAAATAAAACACTTTATATAACACAGAATTCTCCGTTTGTTCAACATATTAATCTATCTGCTCCAGGGGGTACTGGCCCACTGGATATCACTAACTATGAACCAACAATGTTCATTTCAAAATACTATGGATCCAAACAAGTATATCAGGTACCCGCTACTGTTCATAATGGCCCAGAAGGTATTATAAGGGTATCAATTTCATCTTCTAATACAAAATTACTACCATCTGGTACTATGTGTTATAGTATGTTTGTTAAACCACCAGATGGGGACAATACTATTATTGTTAATGGAAAAGTAGTTGTTATATCTTCTGTTTATCCTACAGTAGTTCCAGAAGTACCAGAGGGAGAATAATAAATGATTAATTCTAGAGAATCACTTAAATGGACTCCTCGTTGGTATTATATTTTACAAAATAATACAACAGGTAAAAAATATATAGGACAGACAAAAAGAAATGTTCATCAATATTTGGGATCAGGTGTTTATTGGATCAACCATTGTAAAACACATGGTGGGTATACAAGAGAAAATATAGCACTTGTTGATAGTTGGTTTATTGATGATTTAGAATTAGCTGAATTTTTTTTACAAGAGTTTGAAGATAAAGAGGGACCTTATTGGGAAGTAACAAATGAAAACTGGGCAAATCTAGTGAGGGAAGATACTGATGATAATCCATTCTTTAGAAATGGCGGAATTATAGGAAAAATAAATAATGATAAGAGATTAACGGACGGAACCCACAATTTTTTGAGGGGTAATAGATCAAATAGTATGAAAGAAACGGAATTTACAAAAGAAACCTCAATATACTATAATAATAAAATGCTTGCTGATGGTAGTCACCCACTACTATCACATAATATAACAGATAAAATGAAAGAATATAGAAAATCTCTGAAATCTGGTAAATTGGCTAAGAAACAACTAAAAGAAGGTACCCATGTTTCTCAAAACAAAGAAATGTGTAAGAAAATAGGAGAAATAAACAAACTACATAATAAAAAACGGGTTGATGATAAATCACATCAATTCATTGGTGGCTTCTATTCTGTAACAAAAACAGGGGAAACTATAAAAATAACAAAAGAACAATATAAATCCCAAGTCGGTAATAAATCAGAATGGGATTATGTTCATCCAACATCTTCTGAAGGTAAGAGAAGAAGGGGTATACAATAATGATAGTAAATTCCAGAGAAAGTCTGAAACAATACTGTTTGAGAGCTTTAGGATGTCCTGTTATAACCGTAAATGTTGCTGATGAACAGCTGGAAGATCGTATAGACGAATCTATCCAGTATATGCAAATGTATCATTATGATGGTATTACTAGAACGTACTTTCGCCACGCGGTAACACAAGAAGAAATTGATGAACAGAAGATTCTGTTACCACCTCATATTTATGGAGTAAAGAGAATTACCCCCTTCAAACACGGATATCAGGGGTCTAATCTTTTTGATATTCAATACCAATTACGACTGACTGATATTTATGAATTGATGAATACAAATGTGGTCAACTATGTTATGACGATGCAGCACCTGTCGCTTATGGATCAGATCCTTAATGGATATCCACAATTTGAATTTAATTATCTTGAAGGATATCTTTATCTTGAAGTAGGTAAACACAAATTAGTTGCCGGTAATTATATTATGATCGAAGCCTTTGCTGCTGTTAAACCAGAAGATAGTCCACGATTTTGGAATGATCCGTGGCTGAAACATTATGTTGAAGCACTATTTAAGAGACAATGGGGCCAGAATTTATCCAAATTTACAGGACTACAGATCCCCGGCGGCGCCACAATTGATGGACAAGCAATTTTTATGGCAGCACAACAAGAAATAAAGGATTTAGAAGATGAATTAATGAACAAATCCGCCCCGTTAGGATTTATTGTGGGATGAAACAAAAAAGAGGTAACTATAGAAAAGTTTGGATAGATAATTATGGGGAGATTCCCCGTGATGTATTAGGTAGATCGTATGAGATACACCATTTAGATGGTAATAGGGGGGGCCCGACTCTATTGAAAATTTAATATGTGTATCAATTGAAGAACATTATAATATTCTAACAATTTTTTAAAATCAAAGATAGACGAAAATTACATTTTGATTGGAAAACAATAATGCCACTTAATCCATATATAACATCTGAATTACAGACTCATGGTTCAGCTAACGAGCAAGCACTCCTTGATGAATTGATTGAAGAATCTATTAAGTGCTGGGGGCAAAAATTTTATTATATTCCCAGAGTGCTTGTTTCAAAAGATGACATTTTAGGAGAGGATCGTCTTTCTAAATTCAAAGAGGCTTATCCGATAGAAATGTATCTAGAATCGCCTACTGGATTTATGGGGCAGGGAGAATTCATTTCTAAGTTCGGCCTTTATCTTGAGCAATCTTTACAAGTTCTTGTTTCACGTAAAAGATGGCGTGAAGTTGTTGGAAGATTTGGTAAATCTATTTTACCAAATAGACCAGCCGAAGGCGACTTAGTTTATTATCCAATAACAAAACGACTTTTTGAAATAAAGTATACCGAAAAAGATACATTTAATTTCCAATTAGGCGCATTACAGACTTTTAAGTTAACCATTGAATTGTTCCAATATGCTTCTGAAAGAATGTCAACAGGCATTCCGGATATTGATAGCTTTGAAGCATTAAAAACATATGATGAAGATCAGAACGAAGTTGAAACCCCTAATTCTTATGGCAACAATAAGTTGTTTAAGGATGAGGGGACATTAACGGAGTGGGATGAACGAAATCCCTTTGGAGAATAAACAATGTTTGGTAACATTCCATTTTATCACGGAACGATAAGAAATACAATAGTTTCTTTTGGTAAGCTATTCTCTAATATCAAGATAGCTAGGGAGAATATCAACACAGGAGATATTGATCAAATTGTTAATGTTCCTATTGCTTACTCCCAAAAAGAGAAATGGCTACAGAATATTCAACAGAATCCAGAAGATTCCGCTGGTGTTTATACTACACTCCCTAGGTTAGCTTTCGAAGTCATTGGATACAATTATGACACACAAAGAAAACTGGCAAGAATGAATACGATTACTTGTCCTGGTGAAAATGGTCAATCAAGAGTTTTTACTCCTGTGCCATATAATATTGACTTGTCTTTAAATTTTGCTACTAAGACTCAAGGGGATGCCTTACAGATTTTAGAACAAATTCTACCAACTTTTACTCCAGAATATACAGTATCTATAAAGTCTATTCCAGGTATGAATATTGTTCAAGACGTTCCGTTTATTCTTAATGCGGTTTCTGTTCAAGATGATTATGAAGGTGACATGGAAACAAGACGATTTGTTATCCATACTCTTACATTCACCGCTAAGATTAACTTGTTTGGTAATGTATTATCAGGGGGTATTATTAAACAAGTTGAAGCTAATGTTGGGCCAAACCCCAATTTATCTTATATTGCTACACAGGAAAGTCCTACAGACCCTATTATTGAAACGTGGATGGAAAATTTCTAAATGAGTGTTATTCAGTATCATGGTAATCCAAATCTTAAACCCTACGGTGTTCAGATTCAATATACTCCTAGACAAATTCAGGAATATATTAAATGTAAAGAAGACCCCATTTATTTTATAGAGAATTATTGTAAGATTATTTCACTTGATGATGGTCTTGTTCCGTTTAAATTATATCCTTATCAACGAGAATTCATCAAAGCATTACATAAAAATAGAAAAATTATTTGTATGTTAAGCCGACAAATGGGTAAAACTATTTGTGTTGCTGCTTATATTGCTTGGTATGCCGAATTTAATGACACAAAAAATATCGCTGTTCTTGCTAACAAAGGTGCTGCTGCTAGAGAAATTCTTTCTAGAATCCAATTAATCATAGAAAATATTCCTCTTTGGTTACAACAAGGGGTTGTTAGTTGGAACAAAGGGTCAGTTGAACTTGAAAACGGATCAAAGATATTTACAGGATCAACAAGTTCTTCTGGTATTCGTGGTCAATCAGTTAACTTTTTGTATCTTGATGAATTTGCTATTATACCTAACACGGTAGCAGAAGACTTTTTAACTGCTACTTATCCTACAATTTCTTCTGGTAAAACAACAAAAATCGCTATTACTTCAACGCCTCTTGGATTAAATCACTTCTGGAAAATGTGGAATGATAGCAAACAAGCGAACAACGATTTTGTTAATTATTTTGCTCACTGGTCAGAACATCCTAATAGAGACCAAGAATGGGCACTAGAACAAAGAAGATTATTAGGTTGTGAAATAAAATACAATCAAGAAGTGGAATGTTTAGGTGGTAATACAAAAATAACAATTAGACATAATAATATTATCAAAGAAGTAACCTTTCTAGAACTTGAAGAATTACTAAATAAAAGTAATCAAACAACCTAGGAAGTAACAGTCATATGTATTTTACATATAGGATTAAATGGTCAAAGCTGGATATTTCTTATTACGGAGTTAGATATAAAGATAATATAACACCCCAATCTTTAATGACAACATATTTTACTTCTTCTGTATATGTTAAAGATTTTATAAAAGAAAACGGGGCACCAGATATAATACAAATAAGAAAAACTTTTACTGATAAAGTAAAAGCGAAGAAGTGGGAAGAAAAGGGGATTTCTAAAGGAAAACTATATTTATCTGATAAATGGTTGAATAAGGGTAATAACAATTCCTTCAAGGGGGTTGTAATGGATAATGATATTAGGCGTTTAATTTCTAAAAAGAGAAAAGAACAAGAAATTAATAATAAGATGATACGAGGTAAAAAAAAGATTTACAATAATGGGGAAACAAATAAATATTTTTATGAAAATGATACTATATCAACAGAATGGAAACTAGGTATATTAAAAAGTGAAAAGATGAAAAGTCATATTGAAAAGCTAAACAGAAAAAACAAAAATATGACAGAAGAACAAAAAAATATCAAGAGTCAAAAATTATCCGAGTCTAAAAAAGGAATTTCTAAACCAGAAGGATTTGGGGATAAAATATCAAAATATTGGAAAGGCAGAAAAAGACCAAACCAAACCGGAGCAAATAATCCCAGTTGTTCGCATGAAGCAAGAAAAAAGATTTCGGAATCGTGGAAAAATAGAGAAAAAGGTAAATGGATTTATAGCGAAGAACTTAAAGAAAAATATTATATTAAAGAATCTGAACATTCACTGGATTCTTTAATCAATCAGGGATATAAATTGGGTCGGCCGTTAGGATATAAAAGTGGAAGATTGTAACTCAACAGTTTTGCTTAATAATGATAATATAGAAATATTAGGTCCGTATGGATTTAGTAGATTCTCTGGACTAAGAATTACTAATAGTGATTCTGCCGTTAAATTAATTTTTAATGATGGAACAGATTTAATAGCAACAGAAAATCATATAAGTTATATAGGCAACAAAGAAACATTTATAAAAAATGTGAGTATTGGTGACATAATAAATGAAAAAGTTGTAGTAAATATAAAAAAAGAACCGCGACAAAAAGTTTATGACCCAATAAATGTAGAATTGGGTAATGTTTACACGGCTAATGACATAGTTCACCATAACTGTTCTTTCGTAGGATCATCTTTCACCTTGATTTCACCTCAATCACAAATGCGTTTATCTCCTAGCAAACCTATTGTGGTTATAGACCATCTAGATGTTTACGAATTACCTTTTAAGGGTATATTTGATGTGGATAAAGAAGAATGGATCCAAAAGCCTGCTGTATATTGTATGATTGTTGACACTTCGGAAGGAGTTGGATCTGATTTCAGTGCCTTTACGATTATACGGATAGATGTTTTGCCTTACAGAATTGTGGCAAAGTACAGAAATAATAAAATAAGTCCTCTGTTATTACCAAATATTATATATAAGTGGGCAACTACTTATAATGAATCTTGGGTTCTCGTTGAGATTAATAAAACAGAACAAGTACCACATATATTAAATTACGAATTAGAATATGAAAATTTGATTTGGGTTTCAAAGAAAGGAGTAAGAGGGCAAGTAGTAACAGGCGGGTTTGCTTCTGCTAATAAGAATAAGCCTGGTGTTGTTATGGACAAAAAAGTAAAGCGTATTGGTTGTGATATGCTTAAGACCATGGTCGATGAAGATAAACTATATATACCAGATGAAGATATTATTTCAGAACTTTCCACTTTTGTTCGTAAGGGATTATCTTATCAAGCGGATGAGGGATGTAATGATGACTTAGTAATGACTCTTGTTATTTTTGGTTGGCTTACTTCTCAGGTTTATTTTAAAGAATTATCCAATATTGACTTGCGGCGCTCTATCTACGAAGCAAGAATTGAGGCGTATGAATCAGAAACTTTGCCTATTGGGGAATATTGGGACGGAAATGATAGTATAAATAGCGAAGGATGGGTAAACTACTATTAGAAAAGCAAAATTTTATAAATAAGT